TCTTTATTATCTTCGCCGTCACCTTCCATGTCAAGGTGTTCGTCTAACATTTCGCCTTCTTGCTCTAGTTGCTCAAGCAGTTCTTTTAGTTCTTGTCCACGCTGTTTTGCATCTTTGTAAAGTGTATCGTAAACTTCTTCACTGGTCCAACTACGATATTTGAAATCTTGGAAGCAATCGACAATCTTAGGTTATGTGCCAATGCGTTGATCTACCAGTAGATTGTTAACAATATAGTCGGCAGCAATATTGTACAACATAGGATTACGATCTTCTCGACGACCTAGGTGATCAAATACACAGTGTAGGATTTCATGTGCAATTACAAACTCAATTTCTTTATTGTCCATTGCATTAAAGAATTGTGTGTTAAAATAAAGATTACGTCCATCGGTAGCAGCAGTCATACACCATTCATCTGCTGCTTGAATTTTTAGACGTGTAGCCATATTACCAAAAAATGGGTGACGTAGAAGCAAACCTACACGAGCAACAATAATTCTATCTAGAACTTCTACACGCATAGCCTCAAGTGCTTCGTCAGTAACATCTGGATCAGGTTCCCAATGTTTCAGTTTAGTTTGTTGCTGTTTTGCTGACATTTGCATTGCAACGTTATAGCTAAAGTCTAACATGATATTCCTCTTTGTTCAGTGCCTATTATTGTTATAACATTATTTACATCGTATGTCAACCATAAAGAGAAAAAATGGGCAACTTTGAGTCGCCCATTTCTCACCTTTTTATACCGACTGTGCTGCTTTGATGTACTTACCGTAGCGATCATGGAACTCGTCAAAACACGCTACTTCATCCGGATCGATTGGAAGACTGTATTGTGTAAGAGCAAGTTTGATACCCATAACAACCAATTCGGTGTCAAAGTTATCCATTGCAAAGCGCAAGAAGTTGTTTACTTTTGTATCAAACTTTTTGTCATTTGCATCACTTGCTTCTTTTAGCTCATAGCAGAGAGATACTGTTAAGGAATACATGGCACTGATCTCTTTAGTACTCATCTCTTTAACCTTACTCGCTAAAATGTCAGTTGGGTTAGGCATGTTTGCAGCTACTTTGCGATGTGCCATAAACTTTACAGCAAGGCCTTCTCCGACAGCACCTGCAACCAAATCGGTTGTAGTATTTTCGTCGGTATCTTCTTCAAGCAATTCACTTACAAATGCCCACGAACGTGGCGTTGCAAACGAACGGCTCGGAGATTTTGGATCAAAATCATAAAGATCTTTTTTAGCAAAGTTAAGGTAACCTACTACATCTTTATGGATTTTGTTGTTAACCGCCCACTGGAACCAATCATCAAAGTTGACAGCCATTTCCAAATGGATAAAGCGATTGGCAAGTGGCGCAGGCATACGGTAAGTAACACCCTTGTCTGCTTCGCGGTTACCTGCCGCAACAATAATTACATTGTCGGGCAATTTGTATTGTCCTACTCGACGATTAAGAATCAATTGGTATGCTGCCGCTTGTACAGCAGGCGCTGCCGAATTCATCTCGTCTAGGAATAAGACAATATTATCAAATGCTTTTGCAAATTCTTCATCAGGAAGTTCAGATGGTGCGCCCCACACCATTTTACCCTGGTTAGCATCAAAATATGGAATACCTTTGATATCAGTGGGTTCCCACAACGACAAACGGATGTCAATAAGATGCGAATTAGACAGACTGTCTGTAATTTGCTTTACAACGTCTGATTTACCAATACCGGGGGGACCCCAAAGAAAAATCGGACGTTTCTTTTTCATAGCAATGCTAAGTGCATTTTTTGCTTTGTTGGGTGTAACAGTACGAGTTACTACTTCCATGTTTGTATTCCTTCTATGTTTATCAGTGCCTATATCTTAATATAGCATATAAAACACAAAGGTCAACCTTTTTTTGCACGATTCATGGCTTTTGTTAGTCCATATTTGCGCAGGTCGCCACTAAACAGTCCTAGTTCAACTGCTTTCTTTTCGTTTGTAACCGTTATGCTTCTATTTGTTAAGTAATATGGACAATCTATAAACTTATCAAGAAATATAAGAATCTGTGTAGTAATAGGCATATCTCTAGGATATGGAATATCATATGTTTGTATACCTATCTCGTTTACAACATCAAACCCTTCTTCGGTAAGACGTAAACCTCCTTCGCTCTTGTCACGAGTATTATACCACCAAATAGGCATAAATTCTTTGACGCTTACATCGTTGTAACTTTTGCCTTGTTCTTTAAGAAATAATTTGGTGTATGTAACTTTATTAACCATTGTTGTTTGTTAATGTTTCACCTTCAGTTAACTTTACTACTGTAAAATCTTCTGTTTTGAACATTTGGTTTAATTTTTTTGCCAAATTAAATGCGTGTCCTGGATTACTAAAACTTGTTTTTTTATATTTAGGACCAGGATAACTTGTTAGCGCATTTGAACTTTTAAGATTAAAAGGTTTGTTTTTGTAAAATACAGCCCAGATAGCTTCAGCATCTAGTACCTGCTCGCACTTGTAGGTAGTGCCATTTGTATATTCTAACAAAATGTTTGGTTTAGGCCTACTCATATTAACTCCTATTATGTGCGTATATATTTATCATTTAAGAGTTAACTGGTAGTTTATTTCCATTCACCGCTATCCATAGAAATTTCTATAACTTGTTCTTGTTGCATTTGTTTTACCTGATCAGCAACAAATTTTTCTAAATCTCCATGCATACGTGTCATAACAAGGCCTAGCGTACTTGCTAGACTCTTTGCAGTATTAATGTCCATTCTAATTTCTTTAGCTCTGCCAGCTTCTGCACTTTGTACTTGCTGCAAAAACTGTTGTATAGAGCTTGTATTAAGAGGTTCGATTGGCATTACTCAGTGCTGCTTTCATTTCAAATTCTGTCTTAAATGGACCCATATATTCGTTTCGTTCAATAGTAATTAGCTTTGGACAATAACTTTTAAGCCAGTTTACATTAAATTTTACAAGATAATATCCTGCACAATATACGCTTTTTGATTTTTCACTTTTGGTAAACAATGGCAGTTTACGTTGAATATCAAACATGCTGTTGTAAGGTTTGGTGCGTGTTGGATATCCATGAACTTCTTTTTTTGATCCTTCTTCGTTTGCAATTTTAGCAACTAAAAAGTTTTTACCAAACTTTTTCTTTAACGCAGTTTCTGATTTGAACATCTCTACACTGCTTTTGCCAGCAAGAATAAATCCTTCTTCATTTTTGCTAAGTGTACCAACACGTACACCTTCTTGTTCAACTATCCAAAATTTGTTTTTTAGTACAGGTTTAGCTGTAACTGTCATACATTATACCTCGCTTGTAATGGTTCTGCATATTGTGCTGCATTGTCTGCTATGCGTTGTAAGTCCCAACGAGCACAAAACTTCATAAGTCTCATACCTACTTGTGAAATGTTTTTACTTTCAACTGTTTGAATAGTATTATTTATTTCTTGTCTAACCCACTCCGGCTGCGCTGTAAGATCGCACAATGTTACATTGCGTGTGTAATCATCTAACACACGATGTTCTACACCTTCGTGATCTGTCCAACGTTGTAACATCATATTATTCCAGTTAAAGCCTTTAGTTGCTTTATCTTCAAATGCTTCAATAAGACCTACTTTGTTCTTAGTACCTTTTTTACGCACACCAGGATAAGCACTAAACACATTATCGCTAGTGTCACCACGCATACATTTCTCAAACAACATAAACGCAGGATCTGGTGCAGTCTTAGCCTCTTTTGTTTTCTTATCTACAACAGGTGCACCTTTATCGTCAAAGTATCCATCTACTGTAATAGTAGTATTGCTTACACCGTTGTATTGACGTACATTAGGTGCAATGAGCTGTGCAAAGTCGCCGTCTGTACTAATAATAACATGATCGTCATTGGGATGATTTTGTATCCAACCTGCAATAAGATCATCTGCCTCTAACACAGGATTCTGTAGTACAGTGCAGTTAGTCTTAGTGCCAACAAAGTCTTTGAACTCGTCAAAGATTTCCCAAAATACTTTATCTTCTTCTGCTTCACGTGGACTCATTGCATCGCGATGTTCTTTGCGATTACGCTTGTATGGCTCGTAAAAATCTTTACGCCAACTGCGTCCTTCTAAACAGAAAACAACGTGCGAACCGTTGAAGTCCTGCCACGCTTTCTTAATGCTGTTTAATGTGATATGCATTGCCATGCCAACTTTAGTATCAATGTCGCCACGTACAACATGACGAGCACGGAAAAATGTGTTAGCAGTATCAATTAGGATGTAAGTCATAAAACTCTTCTTCTATATATCGTTTCAGTTCATGGTCACCAACATTGTCAGGTACCTCGTGTTTGTAAAACAAGCGATAGCTATCACTACCATACTTGCCTATTCCATGTAACACTGTAGCATCATCTCCGTCCCATGTCAAGAAATCTTTAGTCATACGTTTCAAACGGTTATATCTAATATTAACCATTCCAAGACTTTCGATTATGTTTTTTACAGTTTTTTCTGGTGTGTTTAGAAAATGCACAGGTGTAGGTGCAACAGCAAATAACACAGGTAGCACACGTTTTACTTGTTTTCTACCTGTGCAATTCAAGCAAATAACACCTACCATATGTTGCCATGCATTGTCAACTTGCTGTTGAACCATTAAATCGTCTCTCATGAAACTTCACTTTTGCCTTTTGCTATTGGTACTACATTAATATAACCGGCATTTCTGTTTATGTCAAGTCCATCTTCAGACAGCATGTTAAAAACAATATCACGGAACCATCGATCTACAACTTCTTCTTCTGGATCGTCTTTAGTGCCATATCCTTCACTTACTAATTGTTGGATAAAGTACTCGTTCCAATCAAGTTCGAAAAACCCATTGCGCACATTATCTTGGTTAACTTTAACATCCAAAACATTTACCCAAGGCTCTTTGCGTTTTGTTGCATAAGCCTTAGGATCACGTTTTTTCAAAGATTCCATTTCTTTGGCTTCCAAAGCAGCCGCCTCTT